TTTTTTAAATATTTTAAAAAAAAAAAAATCGCGTTCAGACTGAGTTCCTGCAGAAATGCAAAAATCTCAAATATTTTTGTTATGATAGAAAAAAAGTTTTGTTTTCGCAAAAATGACTTAAGGGCTTTTTACGTTATCATAAAATGATAACAAATGATAACGAAAAAGCCATAAAAAGCCCTGAAATTTTTATCTGTAAAAAATGTACATTTAAATGCAGCATGAAACGCGACTATATAAGACATTTGGGGACTGCAAAACATAAAATGATAACGAATGATAACGAAAAAGCCATAAAAAGCCCTAAAAATTACGAGTGTGAATGCGGAAAAATATACATGTATTCTTCGGGCTTATCAAGACATAAGCAAAAGTGCAATATTCAAAATGAGGTACCAAATGTAAATGAAATTAAGCTAAACAACAATGAGCAAATAATACAGATGCTCGTGGAGAGCAATAATAACAACAATAAATTAACTGAAAAAATTATGGAGTTAGAGCATCAACAAATCATAAATAACACAATAAATAATAATCAAAAAGTAAATATAAATGTGTTTTTAAATGAAGATTGTAAGTATGCAATGAACTTAACTGATTTTATAAATCAGATACAGCCTAGTATAGATGATTTAATGTATACAAAAACCAATGGATATATAAAAGGAATTACTAATATATTTGCAAAAAATTTGGATGATATTCCATCCATTGAACGACCAATGCATTATATACAAGATAAAAAGGAAAATCATATTTTCGTGAAAGAAGATAATATTTGGGAACAGGATTCGGATGTAGATAAATTGGGTCAAAGTATAGATAGTGTTGCAAGAAAACAAATTAATCAAATTAAAGAATGGGAGAGCAAAAATCCAGAATGGAATGCTACTGATCAAGGTATTAATGAATATATGCAAATCATTCAAAATGTAATGGGAGGTTCAACCGAATGCGAACGTGAGAAAAATCGAAATTTAATTAAAAAAGAATTGTCGGAAAATATTGATATCAGTACTGATGTGAAAAAGGATGATTAAATATAATTGGTTTTTAATATAAGAATATTTGTTTATAGTTATTTATATGGAGCTTGTAAATGAAAGGATGAAAGAACATTCATTACAAATAGAAAACTCAATCATGACGAAACAAAAAAATGATGAAAATAATTTGCGAATGAAAGAAAATATTGATAAAATTAAAATAGAATTGGAAGATTATAATTTGATACAAAATATAAATAATGTATGCAATAGTTATAAGGGGAATCATCAACAACAAGATTTATATAAAAAATTATCAAAAAAAAAATGTCCACCAGGTCAAAAACTAAATGAAAGAACCGATGTTTGTAAATCGGATTATGAATTGTTGTTATCCAAAGTGGTTGTTGATATGTATGAAGAAATTCAAAATTTAAAAGCGCAAAAGTAAAAAATATGTAAATGTTATAATACCTATTTGGTTTGTTTTTTTTCTTCAATTATTTTCAGTGTTTGTAATATTATTTCATTTGTTAGTTTTAATTTTTGCTCGATATCAATTAATTTATCATGATTTTCTTGGTTGCCGATTGAAAAATCTAATTTGTTGAATAAATTTAACATATCTTGAATTTCATATATTCGTTTTGGTAAATTAATAGTGGTATATAACCAATTAAACAATCCCTGTTGTTCCTTCTTTTCAATATAAGCTTTCCCCATGAATGTATTCATAATTATAGTTGTTTTTTTATTGATTATAAATAAATGAAATTTATAATCAATTTTTTGTTTTGTGTAAAATAAATATTATGTTGTATACTTTAATTGTTGTTTTTGAGGCGTAGGTCCATATTTGCAAAAATCCGTGCAATCACAATCAATATTTGTTTTATGAAATAAAAAGGAAAAACATGGATAAATATGAGTTTTCTTTAAGGTCGGTGTAATAATGGTTTTTTTAATTATATTGATCATTTTTAATGAATAATTCATTATTTTATATATATTTTTAAAATAATAAATTTATATCATTTTTATATTAAATTTATTTAAAAGGGTGTTCCGCCAAAAGAACCACCCATAGCGGCATTTGCTGCCATGGGTTCAAATGCTTCTTGAATAGGACCAGGACCAGGAGTAGCAGCTCCAACCAAGGGTGTATTAGGACCAGCATACATGCCATCAAAATTTTGAGAAGGTTGAACTTGAGTGGGCATAGTATTCATTTGTCCACCTTGAGCCATAGGGTTTGTTGTCAAGCTTTGCATATTAACAGGTACAGATGCTTTAGTAGCAGCCTGTTTTTTAGCAGCCTCTTCCTTTGCATTTTTTGTTCCATCCATGTAATCTAATAATCTATCAATTAAGATATTGACTTTTTCACCTAATCTAGTTTGTAAACTTAATACGATAACTAAAAATCCAATAATGATATTAGTAACGTTGAATTGTTCGTAATTAGTAGTGCTATATGTAGGCACATATGTTACTAATCTATGAATCATGAAAATACCGATAAACATAGTTACGATTTGTCCTGCAACTTCTGCTAAAAGTTCAATAGTGGAACCATCTTCATCGGCTTCAGGGAAAAATTTTTGAATAGATTTATTCAAAAATACAATAGGAATGATACATAGTATACTATATTGAATAATATTTAATAATTCTGATTTTGTATCATCGTCATATTTAAATACATGTTGAAAAAAAGTATTTTTTGATAGGGTTGATTTTGCACTTTCTTCAAGATTATCCATATGATTTATTAAGAGAAATAAAAATCGAGTAGAATAGAATTAATTGATAGAAAAATGCTAAATGAATAAAAACAATTATTTAAGTCTAATAAAAGGTTAAATAATTATGATTTATATTTTTTTGTTTTTTTTTGTTTTTTTTTGTTTTTTTTTGTTTTACGTTTACGAGTTTTATTTTTTTTAGATAATTTTTTTTTTCCTCCACTAGCACCAACTGCTATAGATTGACCCATATTAGTAGAAAATACAGATAGTGGCGACTTGACTATTTCTTGTTTTGGTGGTAAATCTAAATCATTTTGTATAATATAATTAATCAAAAAATTTAAATTACTTTTTGTTTCTTCATAATCAAGAGGTATACCATTCATTAATTCAGAATAAAATAAAATCATGGAATAAATACTATCTATAAATTTACCATAACCAAACTCATTACTTAATTCATAAACTTGATTATATAATTCTTTATTTAAATCAATTTGTTTTTCTTCTTTAATAAAATCAATAATTTGATTTGAGGAATCATCTTCTTTTTCTACAGGAACATTTTCATAATAAGTAAATAAAATAGGTTCTTCATAAAAATCACTATTAATAACATCATAAGATTCCATAACTTCTGGAATATTTTGTATTGGTAATGATTCTTTTATAGGTAATAGTGTTTTTTTAGATGATGTTGTTGATGCTTTTACAGCTTTTGGACCTGTAGGTATATATTTACTGCCTCCCTGACGACGAATATTTGTATAGTTGTAATTTTGACGTCTGTTTGTGTTTGTGTTAGAGTTTCTATATAATACTGAACTAGGCAGTTGTTCATAATCATTTTTACCAATTTCATAAAAAGCTTTTTTGCTATTATTAAAACTTGGTTTTTCTTTGTATTTTGCTGTATATCTAAGTTTTCTTAATAATTTAATTGATCCTTTAATTGATCTAAAAAATGGTGTAAACAAATAATTTTCTGTTAATTGTTGTTTTTGTAATTCAATATCAGATACACTAATAGTAGAATTAGGAATTGGAACCGCTTCTAAATTAGTTTGAATACTTAATAGATCCTCATAAATTTTTTCATAAAACTTTTTTTTAAATGTAAGTGAATTATTATTACCATCTATTTTTATAGGTTGATTGGGATTTTCTTTTAACAAATTAATTATATTCATAAATGATTCGTTCTCTTTAATAATTTCTTTTTTTGATTTTTCAAATCGTTTAATTGCGTCTGCTTTTGGATTAGCGCTAGGTTCAAATATTCGAATTGAATAGTTTTTAATACCATTAACTTCTATTCCTCCAGTAAATATACATTTTACACCCAACATTAAACATAATGTATATACGACTTTATCACATGTAATCATAGTATATGTTAGATTAGGATTTACATGTTTCCAAACAAATAAAAACAATACTTGCATTTTATCACCCCATTCTTTTAATGAAATCAAAGCTTTTTTTGTTGAAGTAGGGGTTGAACCACTTTTTAAAAGTTTATTTTTATTGTTATTACCAGAGAAATATGATAAATTTGGATCATTACCACTACCATTATAAGAAAACGCTTTATTATTAGATTTAATATCATAGGTGAAATTGTTTGTATTTTTTGTTGTACTGGATAAACTAGAATTCTCTAATCCAAATAATTCCATAAAATCTTCAGTAAATGTGATAGATTGATTTTTATCAGGCCAAACCGCAGTTGGAGGACCTCTTGTAGCTGGATCAATATATTGTGCAAATGTATTAAATAAGTTAAAATTCGGCTGAATAAATACATTTGCTGCTAATCCACAATCTCTGAATATATTATCTATAGGTAAGGGGCTATTTAATTCTTGTTGTTTTTTCATTTTCGTCCATGTAATATTACTAATATATGGACTATATGCTTTTTCAATATTATTTTCAATTTTTGTTAAATCCTTAGGCCATACAGGCGTATAATCATATGCTGTATATAAAGGATAAATATTTAGTTGTTGAAGAGTAGCTGCGTTAGCACCATCTTTAATACTATCTAAATAATTTAAGATTTGTTGTTCTGTTTTCATTTTATTAAAATCAACAGGAGATGCGCCATCCTTAATACTTATAATTTTTGTTATATCAAAATTATTTTTATTATTAATGATTATTTGATTGGTATTTTTATTGAAATCTACTTTGACTGACATTATATATATATATATATATATATATTGTGATTTAATAAAAACAATTATTTAAATAGTTAGTTTGATGATTAAGTATAATGTTAAAAAACGTTGTGGAAATCAACAAGTATAAAAATCGTGATAAGAATTCATCGGATAAACATGAAGAATATCAATACCTAAATTTGCTTTCTGATTTGATGGAAGATGGAACTCTTGAAGAAGGAAGGAATGGTGCGGTTCAGACGGCTATCGGTTCAGCTATGCATTTCTCCCTAGAGAATGGAAAAATTCCTATTCTTACTACTAAAAAAACTGCTTGGAAAACTTGTCTTAAAGAGCTGTTATGGTTTATTAGAGGAGATACTTCAAATAAGCGATTAAACGATGTTGGAGTTCATATTTGGGATGCGAATACTACTCGTGAATTTTTAGATTCAAGAGGCTTACAGCATTACGAAGAAGGAGATATTGGCTCACTTTACTCTTTTATGTGGAGGCACTGGGGAGCAGAATATAAGGGTTGTGATGCTGATTATAAAGGACAAGGTATAGACCAATTACAACAAGTAATAGATACTTTGAAAGACCCTGCTCAACGAAGCTCACGAAGAATGGTAATTAGTGCATGGAATGTAGAACAATTAGATGGAGGATGTTTACCACCTTGTCATGTTTTATTTCAATTTAATGTGGTTGATGGTAATAAGTTAAGTTGTTGTATGTTTCAAAGATCACTGGATTCTGCATGTGGGGCCAGTTTTAATTACGCTTCCTACAGCTTTTTAGTACATTTATTAGCAAAACATTGTGATTTAATACCCCATGAATTTATTCATTATGGAGGAAATTGCCATATCTATGCGGAACACTTAGACGATATGAAAGAGCAAATCACAAGGACGCCTTATCCTTTTCCAAAAGTAGAAATTTTAAACAAGAGAGAAAACATTAATGACTATGTATTAGAAGATTTCAAGATACATGATTATCAACATCACGCACCTATAAAACTAAAGATGGTTGCTTAAGTTCATCTGGTTTAGTATCAGCATGCATAATGGTAACCAAGAAATTTTGAATTAAGAGATTTAATACGATGTAAAATAGTAGCAGTACATACATTTAATTGTCTTCCTGCTTCTGATGCCGATATATAAGTTTTTCCATCTATTAATATTTCTCTTGTATTTTTTGGTAGTGTTCGTCCATATTTTGCTATGTTCTTTTGTTTAGTTTCCTGAATTTTTTTCAGTGTTTCTTCACTATGATGTTTTCCAAAAAAAGGATTGTCTTCACCTGTATTTTTACCTTTTCTAGCTTCCGACATTATTTTTCTCTGTTCGGCTGACATTTTTAATCCAAGAGTATATGTATTACCTTTATGCATATCTGAATATAATCTTTTAACTTCGTCGGTATGGGTTCTTCCATACATACCATTTTTTTCTCCTGACTGTCCCCATTTTTTCTGTCTTTCTTCTTTTGACATTTTACTTATATTTTCCTTTATTGTATTTTTAATTTTTTCTATAATTTCTTCTCTATCAGGGTGATAGGTCATTAAATCACCACCACTACTATTATAATGTAAATTGTATAATTTATCTCGTTTAGTCAAATCTTCCAAGTAAGAAAGTTCAACATTTTTTGCTTCTTCTTCTGTTTCGCATTCTTGTAAAATTTCATAGGTAAAACATTCTGTTCCGTATTTATCATATGCTCTTTGCATTCGAATATTACAATGTTTATTTGTTTTTAGTGTTGACTTATGTGTTCCCCATCTTTTATGAATATCACATGAATATCCTATATAATACTTTCCTTCGGGACACAAAGTATTTGAAATTTTGTAAACGCCAATGATTTTTTTCATTTCTATATATTCCCTAAAGATTTCTTTTTAATTAATAATACGAATTATTAATTAAATTTTTCTAAACATTTTCATTTTTTTCTTTCGTATTTTTATTTTCTTTTCGTTTTTGATATGCTCGTTTGTTATATTCTGCTCTTTGTTCTTGTGAAACATTTGCTTTATATTCTCTACTTTTTATAAGTTCTTTATTAGCCTCATAATGTTTCTTATTTCTAGCAGGGGCTGTATATTTTTTTAGATGATTTTTTGTATATTCTAATTCAGTTTTGAGTAAAGAATTTTCTTCTTGAAGTTGTTTGATTATTTCATCTTTATCCATATTGATACATAATTATAATATAAAATTTTTATATTATTTACGATGAAACATACATTTTATTATGTTGTATAACAATATATGTGGTATTGTTATATTTTAAGGAATAATCTAGAACAATTTAAATTTAATACTTATAATGGTTCGACAAATAACCCTATTAGAAGATTGAGACAACATAACGAGGAAATAAAAGGTGGAGCTAGAGCTACACATGGAAAAGGTGGAGGGTGGGAAATTGCATGTATATTATCAGGTTTCCCTGACTACATAAATTGTCTTTCTTGTGAATGGCGTATGAAATGTCCTTCTGGTCGTCCAGGCAAAAGAGAAAAAAAATATCAAGGAGTAAATGGAAGAATAAGTTCTTTGAATGAAATATTACCGTTAAATAGATGGACAGGAAAATGTAAAGTAGACAATAAGGATACAAAATTTAAATTACATATACTAAAGGATGTAGTACAATATTTGGATTTAGACAAAGTACCAGAAAATATTTCGGTTGAAATAGTTGAAAAAATAGACAAGGATTGTTTTGAACTGGAAAAAGATGTCTATTAAGGGTTAATTTTATTGGATTTATTTATCCATTCCAATTTAATTATTTTTAATAGCTTATGTAGATAGAATAGAATGAAATTCGGTTTAGAATAATAACGTTGAGCAGTTAATATAATATCTGCATAATGAGGATTTTTTTTACAAAAATTACAAATAATAACATCCGTTTTATCAATATAAACTGAATGATTTATACAAATATGTTTGGTACATATACAACATACATTAATAGAATCAAATGAACAGATATTAATTCCACAATGTAAAGGATTATTAACAGGATAAATAGTATAATTCGAGTTATAAATAAATATAGGGTATTTTTGTTTCATAGTTGAAACATGAATCGACATAATGATAGATTTTTTGTAGTATTTAATATAAAATTTATTCTATTAATTACAATCAATTTTTATTTAGTAATTATTTGCGTAAATAGACTTAAAAATATTTATCTATTTAAATTATTATGTCAGGAGCAAGTGCAAATGCAGCAGCCAGAAGAAGAAGGGGCGTCACAGCGGCCAATCCAACACCAAATTATACAACCACCCAAAATAATAGTTCGAAAATTCAACAATTACCAGCAGCACCACCTGTACCAAATTTAACCATTCCTCAAACCTTGATGTTTTTAGATTCAAGACTTTCTAAGATTGAACAAAAATTATCTTCCACAACAGAAACTATGTTAGATATTAATGGTAATATAGATGTTTCATTATTACCTCAAAAAATTGGCACTTTAGAACAAAAATTAAATACTATGGAACAACAAATTAATACTTTAGAGAAAAATATTAATGATAATGTTATTACTAGATTAAATGGTTTTGCAAGTACAATGTCATCATTAGAGACAAAAATTAATAATATACCCACGACTATAAATAAAGAAGATGATGATGATGAAAAAGTGACAAAGGATGAATTTAATAATATTTTAACAAATGTTGGTGGTGATATTGGAACATTAACAGATCAAGTGACCGATTTGAAAGATTTGGTTTTAAATGTTCAAAATACCAATATATTATTGAATAGCACCATCATTCAACTAAGTAATGATTGTAGAGTTCAAAATTTAGAAAATAATTCTAATGTTGCTATTGGAGATAATAATGAAGAACAAGAAGAAGAAGAAGCCCAAGAAGAAACACAAGAAGAAACACAAGAAGCCCAAGAAGAAGCCCAAGAAGAAACACAACAAGAAACCCAAGAAGAAACCCAAGAAGAAACCCAAGAAGCTCAAGAAGAAACCCAAGAAGAAACAAGTCAATCAATACAATTAGAAATAAAAGAAGAAGTAAAAGAAATAGTAAATGAAGATTTGATGCAAAAATTAAAATTATTGAATTCTATTAGTTCAGAAAAAGGAACGGTGTCAGTAGATATTTAAGTAAATAGAATTAAAATATAAAATTGAATTAAATAATAATTAGAATTATTATTTAATAAAAATGAAGTTGGTTATTGCAAATAAGAAAAAAGCACAAATATTCACAGCAATATTTCAAAATTTGAATAAATTTACTGCCGATATAAATATTCATTTTAGAGAGGATGATTTTTATATTCAAGGAATGGATACAAGTCATTGTTCGATGTTTGAAATTACATTAAAAAAGGATTGGTTTGAGGATTATGTAAATAATGAAAATTCTGTTATCGGAGTAAATGCATCTGTTTTATACAAAATTTTTAATACAAAACAAGAAAATCAGATTATTGTCATGGAATACATCGATGAATCAGCAAAATTAGATATTTGTTTTAAAAATTTACAACCAGTGGAAAATGAATTTCCAAAGGAATTTGTTGTTCCATTAATGGATATAGATTCAGATTTACTACAAGTTCCAGAAGTTGATTATGATATATTTATGAATATAAATACAAAATCATTATCAACCATGGTATCACAATTAGAAATATTTGATGATGTTGTACATTTAAATTATGAAAATAAAGAATTATCTTTGAATGGCAATGGTGATAATGGAAAAATACGTATTATTTTACTAAATGAAAAACACAATAATATAAATAAAAGTTCGGTGAATATTGAGAATGATTTAAGATTATGTTATAGTATAAAATACATTAGTTATTTTTGTTCTTTTTCAAAAGTAAATTCAAATGTAAATATATCCTTTAAAGAGGCGATGCCTATGGTAATGCATTATGAGTTAGAAGATTCAGAAAATAGTTATATTAAATTTTATTTGGCTCCAAAAATTGATGATTAAAAAAAGTTTAATTACATCTTCGGACATTTAAGTTCGCACAAAAAAAATCATGTCCAATAACTATTGTAAGGATGTTTGGTAACAATATTAGAATATTTTAAATTTTTTTTAACTTTATTACTTATGGTTTCAACCTCTTCTACATCTTCTTCTACATCTTCTTCTATAACATCTTGTATGGTGTTATAATTAATATTATTTTTTGTAATTTTACTATTTTCATTATTATTATCCTCGCTATCATTATTTTGACATATTCTTCGATTGAAATAAGAATATCCGCCAAGTAATGAAATAGAACCTATAATAATACATGAAACTCCAAAAATCATTTATATAAGTATAAATGATAAAAAATATTTATATATATTCATTAATAACGATGTTAATGAATGTATTGGTTTTTATAGTTGTATTGTTGTTGTATTTGCATATATTTTATCATTTAAAAACGAGTAATGATCTTGAAATATATGAAAACGACAACATGAATAAAAATAATTTAGAAGAAATATTCAATTTGAGGCAACCTGTTTTGATGAATCATTACTCCCCTGAACTAGATATATTAACATTGAATGATTTATGTAAAAATTATAACAATTATGAAATCAATGTAAGAAAAAATGATATAGCGAATGATTTAGTAGATAAAAATACAATAATTAAAATGGATTTATTAAGTAAATTATTAGAAAATGACAATAAATATTATTCCGAAAAAAATGAAAAATTTTTAAATCAATCAAAATTACTAAATTTATTACAAAAGAATGATGATTTATTCAAACCACCTATGAATTCGGAATCAAAATATGATTTATTATTTGGAGGAAAAGGAACGTCTACAAAATTCAAATACGATATTAATTATAGAAATTTTTTCTATGTTTCGGATGGAATCGTGAATTTAAAATTATCACCACCCAACAATACAAAATATATGAATTTGTACAAAGATTATTATAATTTTGAATTTATTTCAAGTATCGATCCATTTTTAAAAGAAAGTGAAAATGATATGAAAACCATTTCATGTATAAATCTAACATTAAAAAAGGGGCAATTATTATTTATACCTGCTTATTGGTGGTATAGTATTCAATTCAATAATTCTGTGATTGTATCCTCTCACTATAAAACTTATATGAATCAAGTAACAATAATACCCGAATATTTGATGTCTTTCATGCAACGACAAAATATTAAAAAAAAATCGAAAAATAAATTATACAAAGAAGAAGTAAAAGAATATATAGAAAAGGAGGTGAAAGAAAAAGAGGTGAAAGAAAAGCGAAAAAAAGCGAAAAAGGGTAATAAAAAAGAGGTGAAAGAAAAAATAAATATTTAAAATATAAAAAAAATTGATTTCTTTTTTTTTCTATTTTTACAAAAGCAAATAAATAAATATAATGATTCGTACTACCGAAATGAATGACATTGTTGAAGAGCGATACCAATTTTGCTTATGGTTGTATCGCATCAAAAAGGAAACAGACAAGAGGAATAAGTTAAAAAGGGAACAGGGGGAAGAAAACATAGTGTATGTAGATATCTTTGCCAAACCATGTCATATTAAAAAACTATTTGGAGATTTTATGAAAACACCCCAATACACAGAAACAGCGATTTTGGAAGGGCATACTGATAGTGTGATTTATCTCACTCATTACGAGAACAAATTGGTTTCTGGGAGCTATGATAAAACTATCTGCATTTGGAACACAGAAACTTACGAAGAAATAGCGACTTTGAGAAGACATATTGGTATTGCGTATTGCCTTACTATCCACGAGAACAAATTGGTTTATGGGAGTTTTGATAAAAATATCCACATTTGGGCAAGGGGAACAAACACAGAAACTTACGAAACAATAGCGACTTTGAGAGGGCATACTAGTTGGGTGAATTGTTTCATTCATTACGAGAACAAATTGTTTTCTGGGTGTGGGGATAAAACTATCCGTGTTTGGAATACAGAAACTTACGAAGAAATAGCGACTCTGAGAGGGCATAATGAAAGTGTGTGTTGTCTCGCTCATCGCGAGAACAAATTGGTTTCTGGGAGTGGGGATAAAACTATCCGTGTTTGGAATACAGAAACTTACGAAGAAATAGCGACTTTGGAAGGACATACTGACGCTGTTAAGTGTCTCATTCTTCATGAGAACAGATTATATTCTGGGAGCCATGATGAAACTATCCGCATTTGGAACACAGAAACTTACGAAACAATAGCGACTATGGAAGGACATACTCATTGTGTGTTGTGTTTCGCTCTTCACGAGAACAAATTGTATTCTGGGAGTTTGGATAAAACTATCCGCATTTGGAACACAGAAACTTATGAAGAGATAGCGACTTTGAGAGGGAATATTCATTGGGTGAATTGTCTCACTCTTCACGAGAACAAATTGGTTTCTGGGAGTAATGATGGAACTATTCGTGTTTGGAAAATTTAAAAAAAAAGAGGTTAAAGAAAAAATAAATATCTAAGTATATGTCTAGAACAAAAATTACCAATAAATTATATACTATTGTAAGGGAAAAATACAAAATGAATAAAGCCATCAAAAAAGGATATTTGAAAAATATGAATGAGGATTTAATGAAAAGTGATATAGATTATGATCTATTGGCGTTAGGATTAGGTAGAGCTTGTAATTTAAAAAATCAAAATAAATATATTACAGATATTGTAACCTACAATAAGAATCTAAAAAAATGGTAAAATTACATAAATGAATATTTATTAATTTTTTTATTTTTAATTTTAAAAAAATTAATGAATAGTATATGACTATTAAAATTGGAATAAATGGTTTTGGTAGAATTGGGAGGCTCGTTTTCAGAGTTGTTGAGGAAAGACGTTTACAGGGTGAAGATATTGCAGTAGTTGCAATTAATGATCCATTTATTGAAAAAGATTATCTTGTTTACTTATTGACGAATGATTCGATTCATGGACATACAAAGTATACTATAACGGATGAAGGGACTAATTTATTAATAAATAATAATTTAGTGAATTTATTTACAGAAAGAAATCCATCGTCTATAGGATGGGGAAGTGTTGGCGCCGATTATGTAATTGAATCTACCGGAGTATTTACAACAATAGAACAAGCATCTTCACATTTAGAAGGTGGAGCTAAAAAAGTAATTATTACAGCACCATCAGCCGATGCACCTATGTATGTAATGGGTGTTAATCATGAACAATATTCATCTGAACAACATATTATATCAAATGCTTCTTGTACTACAAATTGTTTAGCGCCATTAGCCAAAGTAATACATAATAATTACGGAATTGTAGAAGGATTAATGACCACGGTTCATTCTTTAACCGCAACTCAAAAAACAGTAGATGGACCTTCTGGAAAAGATTGGAGAGCCGGAAGATGTGCAAGTTATAATATTATACCTGCTTCTACAGGAGCAGCAAAAGCTGTAGGAAAAGTGATTCCTGAACTAGATGGCAAATTAACGGGTATGGCTTTTAGAGTTCCTACAGCAGATGTTTCTGTGGTTGATTTAACGGTTAGATTAGAAAAAGAAGCAGACCATGATGACTTAGTATTAACTATTAAAAATGCATGCAATAATGAAATGAACGGCATAATGAGTTATATCGAAGATCCTTTGGTAAGCAGTGATTTTATTGGAAATCCTCATAGTTCTATAGTAGATATTAATGCTTGCATTGAATTAAATAACAAGTTTATAAAATTAATATCTTGGTATGACAATGAATGGGGGTATAGTAATCGTGTGGTCGATTTGGTTACTTTTGTAAATAAATCAAATAAATAATTTAAATAAATAATTTAAATAAATAATTTAATTTTTATTATATAATTAGAAATAAAAATTGAATAAAAAAAGAAGAGGATATGTTTTATAAAACAAGACAATATTATGCCAAATTATAAAATACATATTGAAAATAGATACGAATCGTGGAAAGTATACACGGATGATACCCTAGATGAAATAGAATATAAGATAGAACCTATAAAAGAAAAATTATTCAGCGATGATGTATTTAATGATGATAATGGTGTTATATCGGTTGTTCATTCTACCATTAAACAATGTAAATCAATGCCTGGAGTATTAATGTTAGAAAAAAATAAAACATATGGTAAAAAGAAAAATAAATTTTTATATAAATGTATACCCGATGATAATAGGATGCCAATATTTCTACTACCATATGAAATAAAAAATTTAGGTTTTTCAAAAAAAATGGAAAATAAATATGTAACTTTTAATTATGATAATTGGAATGGACAACATCCTCAAGGTTTATTATCAAATGTAATAGGGGATGTAACAAAATTGGAAAATTTTTATGAATATCAATTATATTGTAAAAGTTTAAATGCATCTATTCAGAATTTTTCTAGAGATACGGCAAAAGTATTAAAGGAAAAATCAGAAGAAGAATTTATTCATATTATAATGGAGAAATATCCTACTATTGAAGATAGAACTGAAAAGTATGATGTATTTTCAATAGACCCTAATGGATGTGGTGATTTTGATGATGCGTTTAGTATAACAAAATTAGAAGATGAACAAGTAAAAATAAGTATATATATATCAAATGTTTCAATTTGGTTAGATGTATTGAATTTATGGGAATCATTTTCGGATAGAGTAGCAACAATCTATTTACCGGATAGAAAAAGGCCAATGCTTCCAACCTGTTTATCAGATTGTTTATGTTCATTGCAAGAAAATAGATTGCGGGTTGCTTTTAATGTTGATTTTACTATTGATAAAAATAATGATATTATAGATGTTAAATATCATAATACATTAGTAAAATTAAAAAAAAATTTCATATATGAAGAAAAAACGTTATTAAAATATAATCATTATATTTTGCTGAAAGAAGTAGTAGATAAATTGTGTAAAAAATATAAATATATACATAATTGTCATACAAGTCATGATTTAGTTGCGTATTTAATGGTATTAATGAATTGCTATTGTTCAAAAGAAATGATAAAAGATAAAAATGGAATCTATCGATCAGTATTAATTAATAAATCAATTTCTTTACCAACCGATTTACCTGAAGATGTTTCTAAATTTTTAACAATTTGGGGTAGTTCAAGTGGACAATATATTTTACATTCAGATGAATTGAAACACGAAATATTAAATATGGATAATTATATTCATATGACCTCACCGATTAGAAGATTGGTCGATTTATTAAATATGATTCAATTTCAAAAGAATTTACAAATGATTCATTTATCAAATTCAGCACAAGAATTTTATGATAAATGGATTAATAAACTATCATATATTAATATTACCATGAGAGCAATTAGAAAGGTTCAATGTGATTGTAATTTATTACATTATTATACGACAAATGAGGCAATTTTACAAGAAAAATATAAAGGATATGTATTTGATAAATTAAAAAGAAATGATGGATTATATCAATATATCGTTTATTTACCAGAATTAAAATTAACGTCAAGAATTACATTACGTGAAGATAAAGAAAATTATTCTTATTGTTATTTTAAATTATATATGTTTATGGATGAATCAAAAATCAAAAGAAAAATAAGATTAATGGTAGTTTAATTATACTATAATTTTATTATCATTATTATATTTTGTTCCATAATTTATATGTAATTATTTTTTGAAAATAAACGACAATGTGAATTAAAAATAAACTTAAATATAAGAAAAAATATTGTTTATCTATCATATTATTACGATAAAAATCAATTATAATATCTGTAAAACCTGTAAAAAAAATAGAGGCAAGAATAGAAGTAATGAGAATAGAATAAAATTTATTATCTATTATATTATTAAAAATTCTACCAATAGAAAAAGTTTTTAAAATATATTTTTTTTCAATATAATAATAAAAAGCGACACATAATGAAAATATACTAATAATTATTTGTGACATTGTCAAGTCTATATCAAAAAAATATTTAATAGGCAGTGATACTAATAATCCTGTTTCAGGTATAGGGGTTCCAATATTACAAAAAATCCATGTAAAAAAGGTTACAAATAAACTGGTATGAATTTGATAAAAAAAGGTATAAAACATAAGAGTAATAAGAAAAACACAAAATATAATATTATATATAGTTAATTTAATTTTTTCTTTGAACATGATATCTTCAAATTCTTTAATTTCATATTGATTATTATCATTATTGAGGTAATAATTATTGTTAATTAAAATATAATTAAAATAAAGAACAAATAGGATAATGATTATAATACAGGAATAACATGTCGTTTTTATCATTCTATATAAATTTGTATATATATTATTTTATTTGTAGGAAAATTATGAATAGATAGTATTCAATTGACGATTCACTCTTACAAAAGTACAACATTTTGGAATATTTTTTACTTCTTTTGCATTGATATAAGTACATGTGCTTCGTATACCACCTAAATAATCATTTACAGTATTTTCTAAAGAACCTTTATATTTTATCTTAACCGTTCTACCTTCCGATGAACGATATTTTTCCATTTTACCATAATGTTTATTCATTGCTGTTTCACTACTCATTCCATAAAATAATTTAAATTGTTTGCCACCTTCTTCAATAATATCACCAGGATTTTCATCGTGTCCTGAAAATTGACCTCCTATCATAATAAAATCAGCACCACCACCAAAACCTTTTGCCACATCGCCTGGACAAGTTATACCACCATCTCCAATGATATATCCATTTACACCATGGGCAGCATCTGCACATTCAGCGATTGCTGACAATTGAGGCATTCCAATACCTGATTTTGTGCGAGTAAGACATGCTGAGCCAGGACCAATTCCAATTTTAACAATATCAACTTTGCCTTGTAAAATTAATTCTTCTGTAATTTCTCTGGTAACAACATTACCGGCGACTAGAATTTTATCAGGAAAGTGTTCTCTTACATTTTTACAAAAAGCGACTAATTTTTCCATATATCCATTAGCAATATCTATGCATATAAATTTTACATTAATATTTTTAACAATATCTTTTAAATTAGAAAAATCACGATCACTAATTCCTGTTGATACCATAAAATAATCTGGATCTAATCCTTCTTTTTCCATTTCTATATAATTTTCTACTGAATAAAATTTATGAAAAGCGGTAATTATTTTATGTTGACTTAAAATTTTATATACATCATAGGTTCCGATTGTGTCCATATTGGCTGCAATAATAGGAACACCTGTCCAAGTTTGATTACTAGTAGGAAATTTAATTGTGCGTATTAAACTTACTTCCGAACGAGAGGTTAAGGTTGTTCTTTTGGGTCTAATTAATACATCACTATAATCTAATTTTATATCTTCTTCAATTTTCATAGTAGTAATTAAATTACTCTATGTATCTTTATATAATTTATGATCATTAATTATAAAAGAACATAAATTATAAAAGAATATAAATTATAATAAAAATAATAAAAATATACATTTATTACATAATAAATGTATGAAATAACACATCTAAAATATAATTGTAAATATTTTTTAAAGAATGGTGGACATATTATATTGTTTTCATTTCTACTTTATTATATGAAAAATGATTTTAATTTGAGTATGTATATATATTTAAAATGGTTTTCTTATAATTATCATTACTGGTTTTCACATTCCAATTCAGAGCTAAAATTATATAAATGGAAACACATGGTTCGATTAACGGACTCAGGACACATTGCTAATTTTATATTTTATTTTAATCCTTCATTTTTACCTATTGCACATAATGTGCTTTTTGTAATAACAATATTATATCATGGAACTACTTATTTTTTGAATATGAAAGATTTAGATAGGATAGAAAATGATGAGATAAATCCTACCTTACAAAATATACATGATCATTTAAATCATATTGCTCCTTATTGTATTGTAGTATATTCGATGTATGAAAGTAAAAGAGATGAAATGTGTTATTATGAATTTAATGATAACACATATTGGTATTCTGCATTGTGGATAAATGTATGGTTTATGTTTGTATATATCCCTTGGGTATATAATACTGGGGATTATTTATATTCCATATTGGATGAAAAATCGCCTTTGATGGTAAAAGGAGGAGTTATAATATCATCTTTGTTAATCGTGTTTATAGCCAATCAAATAGGAATTTTTATACATGAATAAATTATGATGAATCACATTTTACTTTTCCAAATAAAAAGGTTAAAAAATGGAAGTTTTTATGATGTTCTGAATATTGTTTTCTAAAATAAAATAAAAATCCAAGAATAATAGTTATGATAGTACTCAATAATAGATACTTGGAAATATTATCTAAATTATCAATTTGTTCTTTATTTTTTTCTTTATCGTTTGCGTTATAATAATCTATCCAATTTTTACATATTAATACAGAAAATAATAAGAAAAAGGTTACTATGGTAAAAGGAATACTCATTTTATTAAATACAAGAAACAATATCCAAATTCCAAGAGTATTTTTAAAATGATCGGTTGGAATAATAGATTTATCACTAACTAATCCTAAAGAAAAATAAATAATTAATATGATAACCAAATTTTTTGCATACATATTTTCAGATAGTAAGGTACGAATTTTACAGCTTAATGCTTCGGCAATAAAATTTCCACTTACTGCTAATGTAAGTAAAAAAACACCAAGTATAACATTTAAATCAGTATTTATGTTTAATGATGTGAATAAAGAAGCTAAATCATTCATTATAAAATAAGATAATAAAATTTTTTCTAATGATTTTTACAAGTACAATTTAATGTAGATTTATATCCATGATTTCTTGAATAAGATGACATATGATGGTCGTCCATTTTCATCATTTTAGTTATAGATGTTTTGATTAATTCACCATTATCTGAAGAATAGTAAATTTTTTTAATTTTTATACCACTAATAGATGGCATATTATTTATTCCTAAAACACATCTTTCACACAAACGTGACATCCCAATATTTGATCCAGATTTAGATGTGCGTATAACAAGTAAATTATAAATTTTTTTATTTTTTTTTTTAATTCTGCTTATATGTTTTCTAGAAACTTTTTTACATGCGTGAATTTCAGCATGAATTGTATCATTTGTTGAAAAATTGCTATAATGGTTTTCGCCATAATTTTCTAGTCCGTTGAACGCACGACATTCTTTTACCCGCCGGGAACAAGTATGCAGCATGATTGCTCATACCAGACAAATTACCCTTCAATCGCTTTTCAATCATATTCTTTATCAACGTATTCATTCTTGTTTTTGATTTAAAATAGTATAAAAATTTTAAATCAATTTTATATTTTATAGGTAGAAAATGGAATATTAATTTGTATGGATTTTTGTGAAAATTTTTTTTTCTTTTTAATTTCAAATTTTGGAATAAAATTGGATGTATGTTCTGTTTTCCAATATAATGAGGCATAGGTTGGATTTATACGATAAGGTGATGTATATTGATTCATCTAATTAATATATATATAATTATTTTTTATAAAATTTAATAAAACAAATACAATTGCAAATAATATTCCTCCCCATAATGTATCAATAATCATTATAGAGGTAGTCCATTTTGAAAAAATAGCTCTATTGGTTCCTTCATAAATCCCATATATAAATAATCCTAAAAAAAATGCTTCTGTTATAGTAGCACCTTTATACAAAATAAAATAATTAAATATTCCTATTATACATAAATAGGCAACTATTGCTCCGTCTAAACGCAATCTTATAGGACTACCTTGAATGTTATATATCAATGAATTAAATAAGGGGGAAATTAATTTTAAATAAACACTATCTATTAATACAAATAATAATGTTGTAATTGTTAGATTAATAAGAATATTCGATGTCATATATAATATAATATTATTATATATTACATTATAATAAGTTATTTTGATCAAATTGTATTATATATTCTTTTATTTTATTCACTATTTTTTATTTTCTTCTATTAATTTCATAATCAAAATCTTTTTTTGTTAATTTATATCCCCAATGTTGCAATACTTGCCTTATTTTTGGACTTACATTTTCATCATTCCATACACTATTTCGTTTTTGTATTTGAGTTACTAAAAATCGCATAAATCGTCCATTATGTCCTGCTAATTTTTGCCATCTAGATATTTGCCTTTCATCATCATCAGAACGTTTACCCATATAAAAATCACAATACCAATGAACCCATCCATAAGGATGTGATGATTTAATCCATTTTTTACTTTCCCAAAATTTTAAACTAGTTCCTACTTTTACATTATATTTATTAATAGAATTATCATATTCAGAAGAGGAAAGATGATGTTCAGGTATATTTTTCCACCAACTATTGGGATATTTTTTGTGTACATTTTTCAATTTTTTTTTTAATATACCAGAATATATAGGTCGCCAATAGGTTCCCCCAAAACTACCTAATTCAAACATTTCTTTTGGTGTTAAATTTGGTTTAAAATCAGGATAATCTTTGAACTGGATTATTTTATTTTTTATTTTTATAGTTTTTTTACCACCTTTTTTAAATCGGAAAACACGTCCTTTTTTATATTTTTCGGTTCTAGCGCGATTTATTTGTTTTTTATTTAATTCTTTAAATGTCGTTGGCGTTTTTTTTGTTATTCTAAATTGAGGTCTATATACATCATTCTTATTTTTATATCCAACTTTACCTCTTTGATTCGTCCATTTTTCTAAAAACCATCTAGATAATCCTTTCTTTTTTGTTTTTTTACCATTATAGGGTTGTCGTTTTTTTCCATATTTTTTAGTAAAATCGGTTTTATATTTTTTAACTAATAAACCACTTCTATAAGCACTATGTTTTGGATATTTTTTATAAATATATTTTTTTGTTTTATTATATAATTTAATATCAACAGGATTCATTATATATATAACGGAATAAATTATATATACAATTTAATATTTTTTTCTAGTTTTTCTTTTGGATTTTCTTTGTCTTCTGGACTTCTTTTTGAATTTCTTTGTTCTTTTTTTTCCTCCTTTGAGTGGTATTCTTCCTAATGCCATATCTAATAAATCTATTTCTCGTTGTCTATTTTGATATCTTACTATAGATTTTAGTCTATTATTTTTTTTGACTATTTTTTCTTTTAATGGTATTGTTTTTATAGCATCTTTGTTTTTTTCTGCAGGATAATAAAAATCTTCTTCATCTCTGGGACTTTGGGTTTTTATTTCTGATATAGGATTTTCTTCAAATCTAGCCTTTTTTGTTTTAGGTGGTGATTTTGGTGGTGAAGATTTTTTAGTACTCTTACTAAATACGCCACCATTTCCTTTCATTTTTTTGATTGTTTTTCTCATGGTATGCTATTATAATATAATTATATTATATTTAAAAAAATGGTTGTATAATATATATGGGTAATCTTGCAATGATTTCATGTTGTTATCAATATAAAAAATATAAATTATATACTATCGATGATGATGATATTCCAATTTTTAGTTTAAACGGGTATAAAGCGATTTGTCGTGTGGTTGATATTTATGATGGAGATTCATGTACAATTATATTTGAATGGGAGGGTAAAATGCGTAAATTCAAATGTCGTTGTAATGGATATGATTCTCCAGAAATGAAGCCACGATTAATTATTGAAAATAGAGATGAAATAATTAAGAATGCTAAATTGGCGAAAGAAAGATTATGCGAACTAACGAAAGATTGTATACGAGTAAAATGTTTAGAATTTGATAAATATGGACGTTTACTAGTTGAATTATATACATTTTATAGTAAAGAATCTATTAATCAAAAAATGATTAATGAAGGACATGGATATGAATATCATGGAGGAACAAAACAAAATAAAATTTAAATATAATTAGGTTTAAATATAATAATTATATTTATTATATACATTAAATGATTTGTGAAGAACAAAATACAAATAAAAAAATTTTTAATACAGAACAATGGCCAAAAGTAGTTATTTCTATTATAGATATTAATTTTATACCTTATATTACTACAGAATGGTTAAAATTATATGAATATAATACTCCATTTACTTTTATATTTGATTTAACAAATATGAAAGCAAAAATGAAAGATATAAAACATGCATTGGTGTTAGCGACTTTTATAAAAAAAATAAGGAAATTTAGAAAAGTGGATGAAAAATATAATTTATTACAACAAAGTATTATTATTTCAAAAAAAGGAATAGGAAAAATGTTTATAGAATCTGTATTTAATTTAACAAAGCCTTTAAGCACAACTTATATTGTAGATTCAATAGAAATGTCGGATGAAATCTATAATAAAATTTTAAATAATGAAAAATTTGATTATAAAAATGTAAAGAAAATTGTTTCATAAATTACCATTTAAATTTTTTTCCTTTTTTTCCAAACATTTCTTTATTGTTTTGTTTACCTCCTTCAGGTTGTTGATTTACAGGCATAGTGTTAAAGTTTGTAGGTTGTCGGCGTTGTTGTCTAGGTGGTTTACGTTGTTGTCGGCGTTGTTGTCTAGGTGGTTGTTGTTCCATTTTAGGTTGCTTAAATTGATCCATATTGGGTGCAGCATGTTCTGAAGCATCATGTTGATTTCCAGTATTACTAGGATAATATCCTGTTTGTGTAAACATTCCCGTAGTGGATAATGTTTTAGGAAAACTATTTTCTCCAGTAGTTGGATTAATTAATACATAATCTTTCTTTTCAGGTCCACTAAATATAATTTTATCATTATAATCATTTACTTTTGATGGTCCACCATTAGGTAAAATACCTAACATGTATTCATGATCATTATTTTGTTGAGGATCATTTTGATTCATTATGGTAATATTAACTGGTTTTGGCTGAGGTTGTGGCATATTCATGGTATTATTAAAAGTTTTTTTTTCAATTTGTTCAGATAGTTCAGATACATTAAAATGACAATCTCCACAAACTAAAGCATGGTCTTTTAAACAATCGATATTTAAATCAGGGCATAATTTTTTGCATTTATTTTTGTTGCATGATTTTTTATTCATATTTTTTACACCTTCCACTATATTATTATAAAAATTGGTATATAAAATATATGCAATTAAAACAACAAATATAGCTAAAAGAAGTTTTTTATTTTTCTTTAAGAAATTGGTTAACATATAAAATAAATAAATATTTTATATTTATTTTATTAAATAATTAATTATTCATTATTTCATTAAAAAGCGTTGAAATAAATAAATTAATAAATATGAATTATTTATTATGGATGAAACAATAAATAATTCAATAATTGACAAATTAATCAATAAAATTATTTTAGAACCTTTAGACAAGCTAAAAGAAATAATGCAATTAAGTGCACGAATAATGTTATGTATTACCATTATTATCATTATACCATTTGTTATCATTATTATGGTATTATGTTATTTGGGTTTTTTAATTATGAAAAACAATTTTGATAAATATAATCAATTAATAAGTATTTTAAAGAAGGTAGGAAATAATGAAAATTCAAATTTTATGAATTATGGGTATTGGGACAAACCCAATATGACTATGTTTGATGCTAATAAAAGATTATGTAAAATTGTAGGTAGTAAAGGAGATTTAAAAAATGCAAAAAATATATTGGATGTAGGTTGTGGATATGGAGAACAAGATTTTTATTGGAAGAAAAATATAAATGCTAAAATACATGCAATAGATATATGTAATATTTCAATTAATAAAGCAAAAAAAATAAATAAAAACAAAGATATTACATTTGATACAGGTAATGCTTGCTCTTTAAATTTTGATGATAATACATATGATAGAGTAGTTTCATTAGAATCAGCATTTCATTATGATCCAAGAATAAAATTTTTCAAAGAATCTTATCGTGTATTAAAAAAAGGAGGAAAATTAGTAATCGCTGATATTCTATATAATGATGATGATGATATTGATATATTTAATGTGATCAATAGAAATGCGTTTGGAAAATTATTTGAAATACCAGAAACTAATAAAATAAGTATGCTACAATTTAAAACCCAATTAGAAGAAGTAGGATTTAAAGTAAAATTAGAAGACATAACAGACAAAACATTTAAACCTTATTATAATTATTTTTTTAAGAATACTTGTTGTCCAAAAGAATTTATGTTACCTTCATGGGTATATAATTTATTAAGAATAGGATGTGGATTTTATGTAAATAGAATTTGTGGCGGGACAAATGGTTTTAAATATGTAATTGCAGTTTGTGAAAAATAGGTATTTATATATTTATTATATTAATTTGTTCTTTAAAATAATTTGTTAAATAATGACTATATATTGATAAAATATCAACATTTTTATATTCTGTTTTGGTATGAAAAATTTTGTGTTTTTTAATAAAAAAAGAAACGTAGGTTAATTTATAAGTAAATTCCAATGATTTCCATATTTCATATAAGGAAAAATTATTTATTAATTGTATAATAATATAGTATATAGTATAAATCAAAATATAAAAGATATTATTAGTAATGATGGGTGTAAAAGGAATACATTTTTTTCCTTTAATAAATAAATCATTGCTATAATTATTAATAAAATCATTAGATAAATGAAATAAATCATATGCATTTAATTTTTCATTATTTAACGAACAATGTGAGATTGTAAATGTTTTATTATTATTAATATGATTAATACATTCATTGGCTACAAAATCAACAGGTATAATTGAATTTATTTGCGTATTATTATGTAAATAAATAAATGGTATTTTCCCTGTAATTGCACCATAATAAAATAAATTCACTGTTTGTATATCCCCATATCCTTTATATGGGTATTCATAAGCAGGACATACAATAGAAGGACGTATTATGTGTAAATTTATATGTTCATGATTATTGGATAATATTATTTCTGTAAGTTGTTTTGAATAACAATAAGTATTATAATAAGGGGAATAAGATGTAATTGTATTGTCTAATATGTTATACAATGTTTCTTCATTCATACTTTTTTCATAAATTTCTTCATTGATAATAGTTTGATTTAAATGATAATTAACATAACATGTTGATAAATAAATATAATTACATTTATTTTTACATTTTTTTATTAAATTTAACCAATTATATGCGGTTAAGGTATTGTTTTTTACTGCTTTTATTAATGGTCTTGAAAAATTTATATCGGCTAATCCATTAATTACACAAGTAATATTATTAATAATATCTTGCTTATCATCGTTATTAAAAAAAAAGATATTCATATTATTTTCTTTTTGGTACTCGATGTTTATTAATTTTATTCTCTCTTTTATTTTTGGATTATTTTCTAAATTAATATTTTTTAATATAATATCTAATCTATTTTCAACACTAGTGTTATTTTTTGCTCGTATTATTAAATAAATATTATATTTGGTATTTTGTAATATGTAATACAATATACATTGTCCTATAAATCCTGTACATCCTATTAATAATATATTATTATCCATACAATCATAATATATTATTTAATTAATTCAATATACGCATTATCTAATGCTTTAATTAATTTATTTTTATTATATAATTTATCTTGAAATGATATTATAATATTAATATAATTATCATAACTAACAATATTAAAGGTTAATTCATTTTTTTTATGATTCATGATAAAGAATGCATTTTTAAATTGAATATTATTACCGTTAAATAAATTACAATTATTATTATCATCGTGTATATCTTTTTTATTAGGTCCAATCATATTTGTATATAAAATATCCAAATTATCACTAATTTTACTATATAATATATGACATAAATAAGTTCCCATGAAAGAATAAATTATAGTTAATAAAGGAATAAATAATGAATATTTATAGTAATTAAATAAAGTATTTATTGTTTTTATTAATTCATTTTTATCCATATTATTTTTAATTTGTGTAAATAAAAAACAAAAATTATTAGTACTATTATTATTACCAGTATTAAATGGAGAAGCTATTAATATATTTTTAGATGTTTTATAATAATGATAATGAGTTTTTATAGAAATAGAATAAAGTAGATCATTCAAAGTAATATGTAAATCATTAGATTTATTTTTTATTGTATTAAAATCAATAGTTTTTTTGATATAATTTGTTTTATTATATTTTATTAATGGTAAATTATTATTATTTTTCAAGATATATAGATTACCTAAAATTTTTAAATAGCTTAATAATAAAATGATTGTTCCAATAAAAAGAATATAATAATTATTATTACTATTACTATATCTTTTAAAATCAGGATTTTTATATTTATTATTTTTATTGGCTGTTGTAATTGATAAAATTTTATATCCATCGGCGTATGCATGATTTATTGTAAAAAATAATCTAAATTTTTTATTATGTTTATCAATGTAAATTTGAAAATACCAATTAGTATTATTCTTTTTATTTAAAACTTTATATATTTTTTTATCAAATTTTTCATGATGACAATAAAAAAAAGAATAATATTTTTTAATATCAATAGTAATATTCTGAAAATAATTTTTATTGTTTTTTTTTATGATATTTTTTTGTAATATAGAATTATTAACAACAATATAGTTTAAATATTCATGAAATATTTTTTTATTTATATTACCGTTAAAATCACAATAAGATACAATATTTCCCCAATTAGTATCATCATGCATATCTTGTGATATTATATTTGTTATATAATCATTTACAGATTCCATATTATTTTATAATATAAAATAATAATCTATTTAACTTAATCTATTTAATTTTTTATGCTTCTTTTTCATTTTCATCATTACTTTCATCATTTGATTTACTCTTTTTTCCGTTCTTTAACAATTTCTTATTCTTCTCTTTATCAATCTTCTTTAGTCTATCATTATTTCTTTCCTTGTTATTCTTGGTATTGATTTTTTCCTTAATAACTTTATTTTGATTCATAACAATCAAAGATTTAGCATGTAAATGACGTGCTGAATAAGGATAATAAATAGAATAAAGTTCATCTAATATTTCTAAATAATCATTTGCCTTCTTGTATTGACCCAATCGCTTATATATTGCTGCTAATTTATGCAACATTTTAATATTTGTATCAGGGGATGTACTAACTCTTTTTTGTAATGTTTCATATTGGGTACGAAGACCGGATGCTTGGTTTAAATAACTTTTATGCGATGGCATTTTATATTGTTGTCATAATAACAACCTATTTTCTGAAATCAATTTTTTGAAATAATAATTAAATAATTAAATTGATTTAAATTTAATAATCTATTCTAATAGTAATTATAAAATAAAATGCAACGATTAAAATTATTTGATGTATCTTTGCGTGATGGTTTGCAATCTATGAAAAAAATGTATTCATTAAGTGAAAAGAAAGATTTATATCATAAAATTATTCATAAACATATCCCTACTAATGTGGAAATAGGATCAATAGTATCACCAAAAATTTTACCTCATATGAAGGATTCATTGGAATTGTTTAAACATACAAAAACAATAGGTATGAACAATAGTTATATGCTAACACCTGATCTTAAATCAGTTAAAAAAGGATTAGAACATAAAATACAAAATTTTTCATTAATTACCTCTGTATCCAACGAATTTCAAAAAAAAAATATCAATAAAACATTATTGGAAACAAAGGAAGAATTATGTGAATCAATTTATTTATTAAATATAACAAAGGCGAAAAACGTGAAGTTATATGTCTCTTGTGTAAGCGAATGTCCTATAAAAGGTGAAATAGATGTGGATGTAATTGTAAAAGAAATTATTTATTATCTACAAAATTATGATACTATTACTGAATTGTGTATTTCGGATACATGTGGAACCTTAAAATTTAACAAATTTAAATATATTTTGGATTCTTTAATGTCTATTTATAATGATAATGATGATAACAAAATAAATAAATTATCATTACATCTTCATAAAAATGAGAATTATGAAGATACTATAAAAATAATTAAATATGCATATGTTAATAAAATATATAAATATGATGTATCGTGTTTAGAAAATACAGGTGGTTGTTCTGTAACCATGGATCAAAATAAGATGAATACAAATCTTCATTATGATGATATTTATTCTATTTTGTTTCCCCATTTCAAACCATAGATTAATATAAAATATGGGGAATTATTTTTTATATTAATATTTTATAATGGTGGTTAAAATAGGTATTAATGGTCTAGGAAGAATTGGGAAATGCGTTTTTTTACAATTATTAAATGATAATGAAGTGAAAATTGGAGCAATCAATGCTGTTCATTTATCTGTATACGAAATTGAAGATTATTTGAATCATGATAGTTCTCATAAAATACCAAAAATAAAGGTGGATATTATAAATGAAAATACATTTGAAATTGGTAGACATAAAATTCAATTATTATGTAATCGTGATGCCGAAAAATTAGATTGGGATAATTGTGAATATGTAATCGATGCAACAGGAGCTTTTTTAACGACTGAAATGTGTAAATTACATAATTCAAAATATGTAATCATGTCTGCTCCTCCAAAAGATACAATAACCGATACTTTTATTTATGGAGCAAATCAAGAAAAATATAATGGAGAGAAAATAGTATCAGGATCATCCTGTACGACAAATTGTATGGCGCCTATGATGAAATTATTACTTGATAATTACCAAGTAAAAAATTGTAATTTTATAACAATTCATTCTGCAACGGCTTCTCAATATACGATTGATGTAAATAAAAAAGATGCCAGAACCAATCGTTCTGTTTTTAATAACATTATTCCTCATTCAACCGGAGCATCAAACTCTATTGTTCAAATTTTTCCTGAATTAGAAGGACAAATTCATGGAACAAGTGTAAGAGTTCCTACATCAAATTGTTCTTTATTAGATTTGAATATAGAACTAGAGAATGAAAACGTGGATTTGGATACCATAGAAAAATTAATTCAAGATTCAGGATTGTTGAATAAACTCTATGGTATTAATACAAAAAATCTAGTTAGTTCTGATTTTATGACAACAACCACTCCTACAATATTTGATAAAAAAGCTTCTTTAAATATGGGTAATGGAAAACTGAAATTGTTGTTATGGTATGATAATGAATGGTCTTATTCTGCCCAATTGATTCGATTAGTAAAACACATGTATTTTTTTAATACAAAAATAAAGGAAAAATACAATATGAAAAATTTACAATTAGAAGGTAAGAATGTAGTTGCCAGATTTGATTTTAATGTAGCTATGAAGGATGGGGTAATAATAGATGATTTTAGAATTGCTTCAGCAATTCCCACGATTAAATATATCCTCTCTCAAAATCCAAATCGATTGATTTTGACTTCTCATTTTGGAAGACCCGTGAATAGAGAAGATGAGTTTTCTCTCCAATTTATGATTCCAGTTTTAGAAAAATATTTAGAAACTAAAGTAAAGTTCTTAAAAGAAGGATTATGTCAAGATACTTTATATAAAGTAAAATCATCAGGAATTTATTTATTGGAAAACTTGCGATTTCATGCAATTGAAACATTATACGCAAAACAATGTATAGATACAGATAATGATTCTGTTCGTGTTTACAGGGAGCTAGGCGATGTATTTATTATTGATGCTTTTGGATGTTTACATAGAGAGCATATGAGTATTTGTGATATTAATTGTTCTGGTAAAGAATATGGATATGGTGAATTGGTTGAAAATGAATTGGTAAACTTAAACTCTATTCTCTCTAATAGTAATGAAAAAATTCTAGGAATTATTGGAGGAGCAAAAATACAAGACAAGATGCCTTTTATCAATACACTTCGTAATATTCCTAATACCCGATTATTTATTGCTGGAGGGTTAGCAAAACATTATGATGAACATTATAGTAATGTTATGGTAATGGAATATGGAGTAGGAAATTATAAAATGGATGATGAACCTATGGAATTGTCTTTGATAGATGTGAAAAATTCTAGTGCAAACTTTTTTGATATCTCTGATCAAAGTATTCAAATACTTATGGATGAAATATTGAAGAGTGATATTATTTTTTGGAATGGACCTCTTGGTGTAATTGAACATGAAATTTATAAGAAAGGTAGTGAACGAATTGCAATGTTTTTACAAAATCTCAAAGATAAGAAAATTATTGTAGGGGGTGGAGAGACAGCTAGTTTATTTGATAAAAATAGAAACAACATTTATATTTCGACTGGTGGAGGTGCCTTATTAGAGTATATTCAAAACGGAACCAATATGTATGGTCTAAGAGCATTTACCAAATTATAAATAATAAAATTGAATCTACATAAATAATTAAATATAATAATAATAAAACAATGAATGATAATTATTATTATAAATATGAAAAATTAATTGAACCTTTATATGGTGAAAAAAGAAATATGGAGACAGATACAATATTATTGGAGAATAATATTTTACCCCATGATTATAATATCAATGAACGTGTTGACATGACAACGCAAGATACTTATAGTATTGATCCAGAAGGATGTGAAGATGCTGATGATGCTTTTAGTATTTATGAGGAGAATGAAAAGTTATTTTTAGCAATACATATTGCCGACCCAACAGAATATATAAATATTAAATCTTCATTATGGAAAGATATTGAAGAAAGAATAGTGACCAGATATCCTTCTAATAAAAAACCAATTCATATGATTCCCGAAGAAATAATGGAAAAATCAAGTTTGATGGTGAATCAATATGGAAATATAAAATTAGCAATATCAATCATAACTGAAATCAATAAAGAAAATTATCATCCTATGGGTAAAATTAAATTATTATTTACAAAAGTGAAGGTGAATAAAGAAAATGCACTTAGTTATGAAAAAGCAGGGGATTTATTTTATTCAAATAATACCATATATAACGGAATAAGAATTAGCGAGGTATTAAAGGAAATAAGGAGTGGAAAAACCAAAGGAGTCATATTAAATGAAGTATCCAATTCTTATTCAAAATATGATAATAAAACATCTTATTTATATCGTGATACGTTAAAAGAAAGATTAATGAAACAAATGATAGCCGAATTTGCTATATTTGCCAATTCCTTTATTGGAGAATATTTAAAAATAAATTTTGAAGGTATGGGATTATATCGAATCTGTTCAGCTCAAGAATGGTTAAATACCTTACATCCTGATATGACAGGACAAGAATTGTTGAATGAAATTATAGTAAATGGTATAAAAGCAGAATATATATCCAAAGTGAAATCTCATGATTTGGTAGGTGCACCCGAATATTGTCATTTTACTTCTCCTATTCGTCGTTTATCAGATTGTGTATGTCATTATTTATTAAAATATATACATTTAAAAAAAAAAAATAATGAATTGATAGTTCCATTTACAAATAATCAATTGAAAAAGTATTCTGATGATTGTGTGAAATTAACGAAAACGACGAAAAATATTCAATATAAAGATACTAAATTTCGTCTAATACAAACAATAAATAATATGTTATTGAAAAATGAAATTGTGAATATAAATTATTATGTAAGTAGTTATACAGGTACATTTTTGAATATTATTATTAGTGCTATTAATGATCATGCCGTTTATTTATCTTATACTTTACGAATTCCTGATTTACAAACTGAATATATAGTTAAAAAAACAAATAATTTAATCATTACAAAAGTAAATTGTATAGGTAAGTTTGATCAGGGAAGTATTCCAGAATTAGACAAAATTTTTATGGATAATTTGTAAATATAATTTGTACTTTAATCTCGAGGATATGAATATGCATAACATCCAAAATGTTTATTTTCATTTATTTTTTTATTTAAATTTTATTAAACATACAAAGATTGATTGGTTGCAACGAATTTGAGTGTATTTAATGGGATTTGTTTTATTTTACCGAGTAATTCCATATTGCCCATATATTCACATAATTTCTCGCATTCATTAGCAATATTGTTTATTTTCAAGATGGCTTTGATAAATTCACCTAAAAATATATTTTTTTCTTGTAAAATTATTTGTAATATTTCTTTACAACTACGCTCATCATCGGCATATTTACACCATCGTATTACAGGATCAATTAAATCATACATTATATTATAATCAGTTCCTGTGAATACTTGATGATAGGTTTCTAAGTCTTGAAATTTGTCTAATTCTGATTTTGCATTCATAACAATATTTTTGAGTAATACGTTGTCTGTTTTGGGCGTGAAATCTTTATAATCTTCTAATACAGAAACATTGGTAAAACAACTGAATAGTGCAGCGATTTCATAATATTCTAATTCTTTAAAAGAATCATATTTTTCTAATAAATTTGCAAATACCAAACAATGAATTTCTTTGATATGTGCTGCTATTTTACCTTTTTCTGAAATTTCCTTTTCTGTTTCATCATTTATAGTATTGATAAAATTATTTTCATGTAATATTATTTCTACTTTTTGAATAGTATAATCCATGTAAAATTTTGTATTATTTAACTGATTATGTAATTCATTTTTGTTCGACTCTAATTTATCAAGTTCTGTATATTTTTGAGCATCTGTTTTTAATTGTTTATTAAAATCTAATAGTTGTGCTAATTCTCTATCTATCTTTTTCTTTTTATTACCAGATAAATTTGATTTGTTATTTGTAAGTTCGTTATATTTCTCAATGATATCTCTAGGTGTTTTTAACATATCTAGATATACCTTTTTGTTTTCTATTATTTCATCTAGACTATGTATTTCAGATTCAATATAGGTTACTTGTTGATTAATGTCTCCAGTAGCCATACTATTATTTGCGAATTCATTGAATGATAAATTATTGGTAAAATACAAATTCAATAGTAAATTATAAGATATTTTGAATTTAGAAACCAATGTTTGTGGAATACCTCCCATAATGGTCTTATAATCCAATATACTTGGATAATTAAATAAATTAGATAAATGAATGACTATACCCTTATCATCATATCCTCTTCTTCCTGCACGTCCTGCTTGTTGTGTATATTCATGAGCCTGTAAATATCTCATATTGGAACCATCAAATTTGGATAAATTCGTAAATACAACGGTTTTTGTTGGCATATTTAATCCAACAGCAAATGTTTCTGTTGCGAATAATAATTTAATGTATTTTTTATCAAATAATATTTCCACGATTTCTCTCAATACAGGCATAATACCAGAATGGTGAATTCCAATTCCTTTTTGAAATAACTTCATCATATTTACATATTCGGGGAGTCGTAAATATTCTTCAAAATTGGGAAGCTTTGATATTATTTTCCGACATTCTTTTTCTATAATTTGAGGAATAGTGGAATCTTCGTCAAATAAGCAAACATCTAGTTCCGATGCATATTTTTCAACATTTGCTCTTGAATAGACGAAATAAATAGCAGGAACCAAATCATTATTTTTTAAATAAAGAGTAAGGTCATGAAAAACTGCTTGTCTGGGAATAAAAATATTATTTTTTTTAATATAGGTAATATATTTATTGAATTTATGATAAGTTATTTCATCAAATGGTTTATCTTGACATTTAATTAAATGTAATTTATTTTTATTTTTAATAAAATCTTCTTTGAATTCCTTATCTCTAATATTTTTGATAACACTTGAATTTGCACTAAGCCATAAATAATGTTCTAGAGGAACAAATCTAATGTTAGTCGTAGATAAATAGACTTGTTTGGTTGATGATTCATGAATATTTTCAATCCAATTAGCAAATTTTTCTGGTTTGTCAATGGTCGCCGATAACATTAATAATTGAATATTAGGAGGCATCAACATAAAACATTCTTCCCAAACAGTTCCTCTGTCTTGGTCGTTAATATAATGAACTTCATCAAAAATAACAACACCCACTTCTGTATCTATATCAATATTGAAATCTAAGGCGACATTTTTTGTATTATATTTTTTTTGATATAAATTATTTCTTAAAATTTCTGTGGTCATAATGAGAACATCCGCTTCTGGATTGTCTTTGATATCTCCGGTTAAAATACCAAAAGAAATATCAGGATATTTTGTAGTAAACTCATGATATTTTTGATTTGATAATGCTTTAATAGGGGAAGTATAAATAATTTTTTTACCTATAGAATGAAAATATTTAATACTGAATTCAGCAGGTAAAGTTTTACCAGAACCAGTTGGAGCAGTGACTAAAGAATGATTTCCTTCTACTATAGATTGTATAGACCATTTTTGCCAGTTGCTTAATTCAAAAGGAAAATATTCAAAATAAGAATTATGTTCAGAATTTTCGTATTCGTTGGGGCATATAAATACCATTTTTGTTATTGTTATATGATATTTTGTATTTATAATAATTTCAATTTTATTAATAATTTAATAACATTATTAAATTTAATAATAATAAATTTAATATATAAAAATTATTATTTATAATACTATAGTAATAAATGGAGAATAATATAGAAAATGAATTAAAATTTGGTAAAGAGATCGGACAAAAATATAAATTGATAGAAAAAATTGGGGAAGGCTCCTTTGGTATTGTATATAAAGGTATTACTATTAAAAATAATGAATTAGTAGCTATAAAAATAGAAGATATTTCAAAAAAATCAAAATTATTACATAATGAAGCCAAAGTATTAAAATATTTATCAAGTATAAATTATGTACCGAAACTGAAATGGTATGGTACTTTTGATAATTATCGGTATATTGCTATATCATTGTTGGGAAAATCATTAATGGATTATAAAGAAATATTGAAAACATTTCAATTACAGACTTGTTTGTCATTAATGAAAAAAATAATAAATATTATAAAAGATATTCATAATAAAGGAATGTTATATCGTGATATAAAACCCGAAAATTTTTTAGTGGATATGAATAATACGAGCAATTTGTATATAATAGACTTTGGATTAGCCAAAACTTATTTAGATTCAAATAACGAACATATCGATATAAATAGAAATAATCATCAAACAGGGACGATAAGATATTCTAGTATTCATATTCATCAAGGTTATAATCATTCAAGGAGAGATGATTTAATTGCAATCACTTATATGATACAATATTTATTCCATGGTAAATTACCTTGGTCTAGTTTAAAAATAGAAAATATAACCGAAAAATATAATAAAATTAAAGAAATAAAGCAATGGGAATTAAAAAAAATGAATGATTCAAATGATTCAAATGATTCAAATGATTCAAATGATTCAAATGTAATTAATATAATTATGAATTATTGTTATCAATTAAAATTTAAAGAAAAACCGAATTATGATATATTAATTTCTTTAATTAATAAAACATTAAAAAATAATTTTAATACTAATGATGAAGTATTAGAATGGAATATATAATTCATAATAATAACGATTTAAAGAATATTCATTAATATGAATTATAGTAATGACTGAGACTCATGAAACAAGTATTACCGGGCGTGTTAAATGGTTTAACAACAAAGCAGGATATGGTTTTATTACGATCACAGATGGTGATAAATCGGGAACTGATGTTTTTGTACATCACACCAAGGTTATTGTAAGTTCTGAACAATACAAGTACCTTGTACAAGGAGAATATGTTGAATTCGAACTCTCTGAAATGAGCAATGACGAGAAACATGAATTTCAAGCGTCTAATGTTCGTGGTATGCAAGGAGGTAAATTAATGTGTGAAACAAGAAATGAGGGTAGAGCCTCTAGAGATACTGAATCTGGATCATCCAGACCTCCTCGTCGTTTTAATAACAATAGAGGTCCTCCAAGAATTAATGACGATGAATGGGTTCTTGTTCGCAGACAACCAGGAACTTCAAATGCCGGCGGTAATCGCAGACCTCGTCGTAATGATTCTGATGCCGAACCTTCAGCTTAAGTTTATTCAAGAATAAAAAATAAATTCTTGTATTTGAATTTGAGATTCTTTATTTATATTTAAATATAAATGTTTTATTAATTCTATTTTTTTTTTATCTGATAATTTTATATTTTTAATAATATATTCTATAGAATTTTGGTTTTGGTTTTTAAAATACTTTTTTGAAATCTCGGGATTGTATTGATTACCTTTATTTTTTTTAGGATTTTCAGGTTTTATTTCAATACTATTTTTATTAGGACTTTCAGGTTTTATTTCAATACTATTTTTATTAGGACTTTCAGGTTTTATTTGATTAAAGTCATTAAAAGGATTAAAATTGGTTTCCATAATATATATTATACAAAATATTATATATTATATATTATTTATTTGAATGGGTGAAATATAATAGATTTATGTTTGTTAATATTATTAGTTGATATATTATAAATAGTGGTTTTACGATTATCATTTAAATGTAAATTAGAACGATGAATATCTTCAATTTTGGAATGAGATAAATGATAATAATTAAGAACATAAGGAATAAAAATTTCATGATGACTTGTTGAATTATTATTATTTATAAATTCAAATAAATAATTAATAAGTTGTTTACTATATCTAGCAATATATAGATGTGATAAATCAAATCCATGATCATAATTTCCTACTCTCCATTGCCTATAATACCATTCTGGTAAATATTGAGAATCAATACTGCATATTAAATCATCTATATTGTTTTCATATTTTTCTAAAAATACATTCCAATTTTTACAATAAACATCGTCTTCTATATACCATACATATTCATATTTGGAAGCGTGAAACCATTCTAAAGATCCTAATTTAGATGGATTTTCTTGCCATTTACCATTAAAATTATCTATTTTATGACTATATTTTTTTACTAAATCATTATTATCTAACGGGATTTTAGTAATTTGTTGAATTATTTCATTAGAAATGATGTTATTAGAAAATTTCATTAAATTATTGGTTAAGATGGAATTATTAGAATGATATTTAATATCATATCCAATCACAAAATTATATTGATTATCTATTAATTGTTTTATAACGAGTATTTTATTAATTGTTATTTCTGATATAGATAAAAATAAAATAGTATTGTCTTTAGTAGTTTTATTATTCTTTATGATAGAAATATTTTTATTTTCTAATCTACATACTTTCTTTTTTAAATAATTTATTTCTTTTTTTAAAGATTCGATAGAATTATTTGTTTTATTTTGTGTATTATTAACATTTTCGCGTAATAATTGGAAATTTGAAAACATTATTGAATTCATTATATGATATTATCTAACACAATATTTAATATTATATTAATTATATTATAATATCAAAAAATTGATTTAAAGATATGCTACATATATCTATTATATAAGATGGTCAAGAAAACGTCTAAAACTCCTGCTTCCAAGTCAACCCCCTCCCCAGAAGTTCCCGCAACTCCTGTTAAGTCTGCCGCCCCTACTAAAACCACTAAGAAGGTTGTAAAGGCTGCTGCTCCTGCTCCAGTTAAAGCACCAGAGCCAGTTGTTGCGGCTGTTCCTGATTTTACTCAAGCTGATGCTGAGCCTGCAACAAACAACGATACTCCTGGAGTAAGCGATAATGTTGGTCAACAATTCGAGGGTATTATTCAAACCCTAGGTACTTTTAGACAATCTATTACTGCTCTTCAATCACAAATTCGTGGTCTTGAGAAGTCTGTTCGCAAAGAGATTAAATCTCTTCAAAAGGAGGCTGCTAAGAATCGTAATAAGGGTAATCGCAGACCCTCTGGTTTTGCCAAGCCTTCCAAGGTTTCTACTGAGCTTTGTAATTTTATGAAGAAGGAGCCTGGAACTGAGATTGCTCGTACAGAAGTGACTCAATTTCTAATTCAATATATTAAGGACAATCAACTTCAATTTGAAGATAACAAGAAAATTATTATTCCCGATAAGACTTTGAAGAAGCTTTTAAATGTCAAGGATGGTGATGAAGTTACTTATTTTAATCTTCAAAGACTCATGAACATCCATTTCATTAAGTCTACTTCTACTGGTGTTTCTGCTTCGGCAACCGCATAAATAAATAAATAAATAAATAATTTTATAAAATTTTTAATTACAAATTTTATAAATTAAAGATAAATTAATACACTATAATATTAATGTATATAATTTTATTACATGTTTCTGGTATTTCATTACTTGAAATACTTTTTTATTTTGAATATATTGGACACGTTGAATCTCAATTATTTAAAAATTCAATAATACGTATATTGAATGAACCTTATAATGAAGAACATAAATATATAATATTTACACCAAATATTACATTTGCTGATATTAATAAATATATAGATTTAGATGATACTTACAACGATGATTTAGATAAACAAAATAGTATAAATGATTATATGAATAATTTAAATACAGAAGGAGAAAAGAAAAGGAAGAAATATAATAATGATTTATATGTAAAAACAATTTATTATTGGATTGGATTATTTGGATTTACATTAATAGTTATGTTTATTCAATTACGAATACAATCTTATTATAAAGAGAAAAATAAAACAATCTCAATAAATAAATCAGAGCAAAATTTAGAATTAATTCATATGAGATTAAGAAATTCATCTATTGATGATAATGAAAATAATTATGAAAATAAAACTGAATCTGAAGATGAAAATGATGTTCATAAAAAATATTTATTAAAAGAACAAAATAAAATAAATTGGAAAAAGATAAGAAATAAAGTATTTTATTATTTATTGTTTGCAGCGATATTATTAGGATTTGAATTTTGTTTCTTTCAATATATTGTATTACAATATGAACCATTATCATCTAATGAATTACAATATTTGATGTATGAAACATTATATTTAGATATGAATTCTGATATTCAAAATTAATATATTTGTATATTTTAATTATGTATGTTATTTTATTGCATATAGCTGGAATAGCTATTGTTGAAATTATATTTTTTTTTAAATATATTGGTCCGATTGAAACTCAAATATTTACTGAAGCATTACATGAAGTAATGGATGATTCTATTAATAATAATCTTAATTTTATAATATTAAAACCCAATATTACTAATTTAATAGATGAATATATTACGAATGGTGATATTAATTTAAATGATGAGTATACTACACAGAATTTAAATGATGAAACTAATATAGATGATATAGATACTAGAGATGATACGAATATTTATATGGAAGAATTATATTATGAAGGAGTAGATAAGAGAGAAAAATACAATAATGAATTATTTATACAAACTGTTAGTTATTGGGCAATAGGATTTGTTATTACTTTAATAATAACATTTATTGAATTAAAAATTCGATCTTATTATAAAAATAAAAATAATACATTAGATAGATCAAAATCAGAACAAAGTATAGAATTAGTGCATACTAGAGTAAGGACAAATTCAGTTGAGATTGATTATCAACCTACAGAAAATGATATAGAAAATAATGCAATTATTGAAAATAAGTATTTAGAAAATAATGATGATAAAAAAAATTATATAAAAATAATAAAAAAAACTTTATATTACACATTTGGAGCATGTTTATTATTAGGATTTCAATATACATTTTTTCAACATGTAGCATTAAAATATGAACCTTTATCTTCTAATGAATTACAATATATTCTTTATAAAATTTTATATAATGATCTAAATGAAGTTAATCAAGCTAATGAAATTAATTTAAATTAATTGAAACTATTTTTTTGTAGAAAATTAAATTATAATTTATGTTATATGATGGATGACGATGATATTATTGATTTAATGTTAGAAATTATAAGTTTAACCGGAGAATATATACATCAGTCTGATGTAGGTGATATTGAATATAGCGAAGAGACTGAAAAAAAATATAGGAAGTTAGTAATATCGGCGTATATTTACGTGCGTAATTTGGAGGAGTTATTGAAGGGTGGAGATCCGCCGCAGGGAATATAAGTACAAAATATGAAATGTAATATATAGGAAAAAATTTAAGGC